TTGAACCTTCTTCAATCATAGGTTTCTTAAAGATAAACTTACCAGCACTTGCTGAATAGAAGAATAGTGTAACTTTCTTTGTGTTTCCTGTATTGAAAGTAACTGTTCCTTTTTGGTTGTAAGTAGCAGAAATAGCCGTTGCTTTATCGTCATTTATTTTATAAATACCGTCACACTGTCCCATGCTAATAGTATAGTTTGTGTTGGGTTTTAAATATAAATCAATCATTGTAAACTGATTAGCAGCAGTAGCATTTAACTCCAATGTATTAGCGTCAATTACCTTAGCATTAGCGTGTAATTGCCATTTTGGGCTAGTAAAAGGAAGTACTTTGTTCTTTTGAGGNACTACTTTAGATGTNCGGTTAACCTCTTTGTAAGGTTCAAAGTTAGTTGCTACAGAACCTTCTTCTAGCTGGAAGTTTTCAAAGTAGTAATATCCAGCACTACCAGCAGTAAATCGAAGTGTGATATAACCACCATAGGACGCATCAACAGTAAATGTAATTCCTGTTTTTTCATTTACTTTATTCAGCCATTTATAATCATCGTGATTTCTTAAAGCACTTTTGTAGATACGGTAAAGCCCTGTACTAGTCTTAAAGGAAAGCGTGTAGGTTTTACCAAATTCTACGGGAACTTGAATAAGCCTCGCCTGTGCCCCTTGCGTAGTTGTTAACTTCATTTTATGAGGATTAGCCTTGTCTACTTCCACAACTCCACCAGCAGATGTATAGTCTTGAAACCATCCACTATTATTAAAGTCAGGAATTAAGTTTTTCTTAGGCGTTCCCTTTGCTAATTTATTAGATAAGATCATTTACTGACCTCCTTTATAGATAAATAAAAAAGAGGCAATTACGCCTCTTGTGGTTGTTCTTCCCTAATGAAATTGACATAGCGTATTCGTAAATATCACCGTCAATAACCTCATTAGGGAATTGTTCATTATAATGTGAAACTACATAAAGAGTATCAGGGTAAGCAATAAAACGATCAGGCACAAATGCCTCAATGATCGCATTACAACGTTCCTGAATCAGTTTAATAGTTTCTTCTGTTAATCCATATTCGTACATCTATCTTCCTCCTATGGTTTTAAGAATAGATAAGCAGAAGTTGTCTTAGCGTTTGTAGCGTCTTTATTCTTGATAGATACACGGGCAAACTTAGACATTACAGGAATTTCAAATGCTGGTGAGGGTTGCGTTCCATCATAGAAAGTTGAATAAGAGTTAGCAAAGAAATTGACTCCATCATGTGAGAAATCAACATTAAGCGTCATTCCTGTTCCACCGGACATATTAGCCGATACTGCAACTTTNTCATAAACAGAAACATCTACCCATGCCCCACTGTTCCAACCATTTGCAGGAATAGATACAGCGTTATGCGTTTGAATTGTCTGTGTTGCACGTCCCTGAATTTCTACAGGAAGTTGAACATCAGAACCTTCCATAATTGCACCGTGAGTAAGACCAGTTTTAGGCATTTTATAACCTCCTTATACAAATAAAAAAAGTGAGGCTAGGGCTTGCACCCTAACCCCACAATGTGTTAAAATCATATTAAGTTAAATTAAGTTAACTTACGTTAATTACGCTGGGTCTACACCAAAGTTCTTTAAGCGTGCAGAAGCGTATGGATTGAACTGTGCCATACCGCAGAAGAACTCAATACGAGTTACCTCAACAGCTTTAGCAGAAGTCTCTCCTAAGCGTCTTACCTGAACTCCACCGTTAGTTAAGCCCGTAACATGCGTATAAGCACCGAACTTAACAGCGTATAAATCAGTGTCACCTAAGATTTCGTTTTCAACAGTTAACAAAGGAACCCCTGCATATTTCTCAACAGGTTTACCGAATGCATCTACACCGTTTTCAATGTAGTGATCGCTAGATTGTAATACTGCAAGAATTTGACGTTTTACACGTTTATTCATGAATACTGCATCAGCACCGCCACGAACAGCGTCAAGTAATGTATTTAAAGCATCAAGCTTACGTGCATTACCTTTTAATTCTGCTTGAATTTCCGGTGAATCAGTGTAGTTAATTTCTTGTTCTGTTCCTGCAATACGTACATCTAAACCATCGAATTCTTTAGCGTTAGAAGCTTTAGAACCTTTAAAGAAAGTTTTAGTGAATGTGTTTGCAATTGCCTTAGCTTTCTCAGCGATTTGTACAGCCATTTGATCGTTAACATTTGACAATGTTTGTAAAATGAAGCGATCCAACTCTACATCTCCTCCAAGTATAACAAGGTTCTCAGAACGTTGTTCAAATTGTGCTTCTGAAGCTGTATAAGCTTCGTTTACCGCACGGAATGCTACCGCAGGTAAAGCCTTTTCTACGTTGTATGAGTAAGCGTTACCTTCAATTGTTTGGAAAGGAAGAACTGAAAGAACAGAACTTTCTTTTACAATTGTTTCGATAACACCAGCTTGTAGTACATCATGTGATAGTACCTGTGCATCAACTAATGTTAAAGCCATTTAATTTTCCCTCCATAATTTAAGAAATAATAATTTAACCTAAGTTAAGTTAACTTACTTACCTAGTCCAGCAAGAATTTTGTCAAGTGGNGATAAGTTCGCTTTATCCACCTTAGGTTGTTCATTAGATTTGTTACTAGGCTTACCGACTTCTTTAACCTCAGTTTTAAGAGTTCCAAAAAGTCCTTTTGATTCAGCCTTATTTAACCAATCCAACTTCGCCTCAGGTGTTAAGTTTGTTGGTACTAGATCGTGTAACTCCTTAGGAATTGTTTCTAATTTTGTTTCAACCATGTTAGAAATTAAACCTTCTAACTCAGTTGTACGTGATTCATATTGTTTGTAAGATTCAAGTTCCTTTTGAGAAGCTTGAAATAATTCTTCAAATTTGCCTTGTTCTTGCTTTAATTGAAGTTCCTTTTGTTCAGCCTCTTTTTGACGTTCTGCCTCAGCATTTTCGAATGCAGAAATCTTCTCTGCCATTTCTTTATACTTAGCGTTGATTTCGTCAAACCGACTTTTAGGAATCATGTTTTCACCTTTTGTTTCAGGTGTAACTTCCTTAACCTCCGGTGTAACCTCAGGTGTAACTTCTTTTACTACTTCATCCATTTAATTACATCCTTTCCTATTTCGTTTTTAACGTGTTACGACACGATAGGGAATTTTTGGAGGGGCGTGTGGGAATCGAACCCACATCATCAGTTTGGAAGACTGAGATAATAAGCCGTTATACGAACACCCCGTGGCTGGAAAGGCAAGATTCGAACTTGCGACAAACCGGTTAACAGCCGGACACTCTACCTCTGAGTTACTTTCCAATAAAACGTAAGCACACTAACCGGTACGAACTTGACCAGCTAATATGCTTAAAGTGTTTCCTAGTATAAGTGTTTTCAAATACATATGTTTTTACAGGTGATCTATAAAAACTTTTTAAAATTATTTTCAATATATCGTAAAATGAATTAACGTATAAGGAAATTAACTATTCTCTTTCCTATAGTTGTTCATCTTGCTTTCATGTATAGCCTTTAATTTTGGTGGTACTCTATCAATATTTGAAAATGGGCGTACAAAATGACCGCAGTTAGGATGGAAACACTGTTTAGTAGCTTTGATGCCTTCATAAGTCAGATAGCCAGCAGTTAAACCGTTAAGGCTAATAATCATACCTTCATAGTTTTTACATGCATCGTAAGTATCCGGCTTAGTGGAAATAATAGCTAAATCAGTTCCATCTTGTAACGCTTCTTCTCTAATCGCTTGAATATAGGCATTATTCATTTTGGTACGTGCCACCATAGAACTGTATGTTTTGAGTTTCCATTTTCTGTTAGCCTTGTCGATTATGGCTACATCTGCATCTTTAATTCCATTTTCCAAAAACTGTTTTCTTAATTGATCTTCGATCTGTTTAGCCATTGCAGACTGTTTACCAAAACGTCCACTTTTACCAGCATTTGAAATTTCTTTTGAGACTACTTTTCTAACTAACTCTTTAACATTGTTTTTCGTATTATGGGTAGCCTTCAATAAATCTTCCTGTGTCTGATCGATCATCGTTTGCAATCGTTCTTTATGAGAATCATTTAAGTTTTTCTTAGTTACCTTTTTCGGCTTAACTTCATTTAGCTTACTGTCTTGTGATAAAGCAGATTGAGAAAAAGAAACTCCTTCTGTATATGCATTCGTCACTTTCTCAGTAGCTAAAGGAATTGCTTTTCTTTCAAGATCAGAAAACACAGATTGAATTTCCGTGTTAACCGATCTTTCCAGTTGTAACATTTGAGTAGCATTAATAGTAGGAGGCAAACGAATTAGCCTCATCAATGCCTGAATGATTAAAGCCCACGCTACAATATACAATGCATCAAAATCATCATTTTCTGTTTCGTAGGTTTCAGGGACTTGTTCATACTCATTCATTTACCTCACTCCTTTAATCTTCTAATAGTTCTGCTAATAAATCTTTTTCTGATTTCTGTTCCTTAACTGTAACTGTCTGTTCTGATTTCTCAGTAAGAACACCGTATGTCTTAAGTGACATTTCTAAATAACGTGAATGTCCTCTTACAGAAGGGTCTAAAGTTTTCTTACGTAAAACTTGTAGAGTTTCAGCTAAATAACTTTTATGAACATCCATAGCTAAATCGTTTTTATAAGCTAGATATTCCTTACTTCTGTTCCAGTTTCCGATAGTGTTTCTATGAACGCCTAACTCATCAGCAAGGGCTTGTTGTGTTAACTCAGGCATTTCTACCTGAATCAACGCACACTTCTTTTGTAAGTCTGTTAGTGCCATTATTTATCACTCTCTTTCTTTGAATCTTCTTCTTTCTTAGAATCATCTTGTTTCTGTTTGTTATCTTTTTTATCATTAGGATTTTCTACAGGTGCTTCTTGATCTTCATTGAATACAGAAGGGTCACCAACCATTAACATAGCTTCTTCCTTCTCATCGTTGATACGATCAATTTCAGCTTGTGCCTGTTCTTCCGTTAATCCGTCCATAATCATTAACGCAGTTTTCTGTGATAATGTCTGACTTCCATTGGTACGAATTGCCATTCTATTAGCAATCTCAGTATCATCAGTAGGTAAGCCATCAACCATTTTAATAGTTGGAACTGTTAACTCATAATCTACGATACTAGGATTAGCATACGCTTCTAGCATTTGTGCAATCATGTAAACACGTTTTAATCCATCTTCAAAGAACATCTTCAAAGAACAGACGTTTACGGTTAATTTTTGCTAGTAAACTATTCATTCTCCACTTGATTGATAGACCACTATTTCCACTTGTCCCACCGGATGAGTCTTTTAATCCGATTGCTACGGCTGGAATTTCAGTAGTTGACATTAAGAACTCTAGTAACATATCTAACTCTTTCATAGCTTGATCTAATTGAGGGTTGCTATTTGTTACGTATTGTGGTATAATATCTTCTTTTCCCATAACCTCGAAAACTTTATTTAAGGCTACTTGGAAGTAAGAGTTACCTTCTGAATCTTCCTGTAATAGTCCAGTAGGAACCGCCAACGCAGGGTCAGCATGTTTATCTAGTATTCCAGCAATCTGTGAAATTCGATTATTGATTTCATCAAATAGTGAAATATGTTCTGAAATATCGTCTTGACCTTGCCAATCAATTCCATCATTGTAGTTAGCGATATGCACTACTAAAGGTACTGGAACGCCCGTAGCTTCTTCTTCGTAACCACTTGCTTTTTCATCACCGATTTTAAACTGGTGAATTGAACCGTCTCTATTCGTCATAAATACAAAGATTTCAAATTGACGATAAACGATCTTTCCTGCATAGTGACTCTCAACATACAATGTCCATTTGTCACTATTCACGTCTTGAATAGGTTCAGCAATGTGATAAGCAACGATCTTCGATTTATCAAACGGTGATGTTTGCGGATAAACTTTTTTCGGGTCTACAGCTTCAACGATAATTCGTTTAGGGTCAAACGTTTCGGGAAATGCCCCGTTGTATTCTGTTCCATAACGAATTTTAAAGAAACACTCTCCCATAACCGCAGATTTTAAAGCTTGCTGATAAAACAATCGATTCATATTATTTGTTTGTGTAATACGGTCAATCGCTTCTTGTTCCTTTGATTTAGCGTCTTTACCACTTGAAATCATAGGTGCTTCACCGAATAAAAAGTCTGCTGATTTTCTAGTAATCAGTCCGGCAAAGTTGGCACTAATATACATTTCATTCTTTGTAATAGAATCTTTGAAAATGTCTTTATGATCGCCTTTAACTAACTTGTCATTACGTTTATATTTGAAAATACGTTCCTCATGATCGACTAAAGGAAAATATTCACCTTTTACAAACAAGTCTTGTAATTCCATTAATCCTTCCTCCTTAAATTAAAAAAGAGTCAGTAAGTTAAGTTAACTTACCAACCCTTAGGTTTATTTTGAAACATTCGTTTTCTGTGATTTCCTGCTAACTCTACGCAACTAGCTAAAGCATCCGGTAAATCATCATGTTCAGCACCTTGACCAAATAATTCCAATTGTTCAATCAATAGTCTATGTTGTCTTTTGAATCGAACCATACCAGCTTCTACAAGTGGTTCTAATGCTTCAATACGAATCTCTTTTTTCGTTCTAGGATTGTATTGTTTTAAACGTGTCTTAAAGTAAGATCGTTTAGACAGGTTCACTTTTAGTTGCTGGAATAAACTCCACTGTGCCTGAATAGTTTCAACGCCAAAAGTGTGATGTTCATATTCCATTATTTTCTGTTCAGCAACCTTCAATGCCTCATGTGCATTTACCTTACCGCCCCAAGCATCCAGTACATAAAAGACACCAGTTCTTCTATCACGCCCTGCTGTAATTATGGCATTCCAATCTCCCTTACCGGTGATGGCAATGTCCCAAAATCCGTATAAGTCCATCGGGATTAAACGCCCGTGATCGTCATATAAATCTGCTTCATCGTACCAAGTGAAGTACTCAGGTTTAAAAATTGCGTCCTCATCTGAGTAAGGTAAGTTAAGGTACTCTGAGTTAAATGCCCTTGTTCCAACATTTACCTTTTCTTGAATGAGTTTATAATAAGGCATTCGATCTTCCCATAGTACAGACTGCCCTTTGTCCATTTCTTCTTTATTCGAGAAGTAATAAAACTCAGCATCATCTTTACGATTAGGATTATCTACGTCTCTATA